CCCCTCCAGATGGGTCAGCCCGGAAACGGAGGAAACTTCCTTGCGAGCGGTGCCCCTCTCGGCATAGGTAGAGTACGCCGTGCTGTTGATCCCCGTGAGCTGGAAGGTGTTCGCCGTGGCGCCCGCGACAATGGCCGACAAGTTGTCCAGCTCGTGCATGTTGTCGTCAGGCATCGGGTTGGCCGAGGCCGCAAGCGTCGGGATACGCAGCTTCACCCGGTCGCCGTTTGACAGTCCGTGGGCCGTCGAGGTCACGACCGCCGGATTGGCTTGGGTGATCGATGTGATCGTGAGCGCGCTGTCGAGCGACAGTCCGCAGTCGACGAAGAAGGCCGTGTCGAGCACGCGGATGCGCTGCGCTTGCGTCGCCCGGCGATCAAGGGACGGCTTGAACGGGTCGACGGTGTAGGAAATGTACCTCCTGGTGACGCCCCCGATCACGTAATCCGTAACGTCCCAGAGCTGATCCCGACTGGCCTGATTGACGATCGTCGCAAGGTCTTGCACGAAGCCGCCGAAGTCGTGCAGATGCGCGCCGACAACCTTTTGATCGGGCTCGTAGGTCACGCCGACGACGCGTCCGTCGCCGCGCACGCACCAGATAACGCTGTTTGGGTCTTCCTGATAGACGATTTTGGTTACCTTGCCCCGCCCGTAAGCGTCGTCGTCGAAGATGTCTTCGGCCAGAATTGTGAAGTTCTTCGACAGGTAGGTGTCGCCCGTCAGGTCGTACTTGAATTCGAAAAGCGTCCGTTGCGCCCGCTGCACGTAGAGGACTGAGGAGTTGACCTGAACGGGCTTGATCGACGCCGAGCCCCGGGCCGTGGCGTTGCGAATGTAGGCGGACGTCGGTGTCATGATGTCGCCGCCGGCGCCGGTGACCCGGAACTCTCCCGAACTCGACCCCAACGCCAGTTGCGTGGCTTGGCTGCGCATCCAGACCACGACGTTGACCTGGTTCGAGACCACGCGCTTGGAGATTGAACGGTCGGCGTCCGAACCGTTGCCGAGGTCAAAGTTGTCGTATTCGTCCGAGACGCTACTGTCGACCTGGTCGGGGGTGTTCAGCGCGCCGGCGTACCAGAGACGGCCCTCGTGGAAGGTGACGCAACGAGGCCCCTCGGCGTTCGAGATCGTGGCAAGCGCCCAGTCCTGCCGGGCCGTGGCGTCATGCACGCCGCCGACGAGATTGGCAATGGCGACGGAGGTCGAGGTGACAGAGGTGATCTTGTAGTACCGGTGCGTCGTGGCGCCGTCGGTGACCTTGATGTAGCGTCCGACGTCCGCCGCAGCCGTGATGCTGATCGAGGCCGACCACGTCAGGGTGTAGGAGACGCCCGCGATCAGAACCGCCGAGACGGTGGTCGTGGTTGCGTTCGAGGCACGCATCGGTGCGTGGCCCTCGACGAAAACTACCTCGGCCAACGTAAACGCCGCGAAGGCCGTGCGGGTCAGCTTGTAGGGCGGGAAGTTCTTGTGGACAATGTACATCGCGTCGGCCCGCTGCGCCCAGCTCAAATCGCGGACCGTGTTGCCGACGTAGGGGGTCGCGATCTCGTAGGGGGCGCCGACGACGCCGTTGTTGGCGAAGAAACGGAAGTATCCTTCGCCAGCCTCGATCACGTACTGCTGGGTGGCGTCGACCACGAACGGGATCAGCGTGGTGTCGGCCGTTGTGTTCTTTGCCTCGGCCACGTACTTCCGGCCTGGGCGGCGCGTAAAGCCACCGTGGGGGAGGACGATGCCGTTCAAGGCTTGCCTCATGCCCTGATTGTACTGCTGCAAATCGTCTCGGCCACGCAGGCGCTGGGACAGCAGCCCCGACGTGAAGCTGTGCTGGATTGGGTTGGAACGGGCCAAGGTTACACCGAATTGTCGTTGCGCCAACCGTAACCGCCGGCGGATTGTCGGCTATCGACCCAATTACTGGACTCGATCCGCTCCGGAGTGTGCTGGATCGCGTGGGAGAACTTGGCTTGCCGGACGGCTTCCCTGAGCTTGACCTCGATCGAGGCCATGCGCTCGACACCAGTTGAAAGGTCGTAGGCCAGCGCCGCAGCTAGCTGGAGCGACAGGACCTTGACGAAATCCGGGTTCAGCGTCGAGAGATCGTCGACCCGCGCAATGTAGTAGAGATTCAACGGGTTCTCGTCGGAAAGGACGTAACGCCCCTCGACGACGTGGCCTTCGCGCGACGACGTGTAGTTGGAGTTCAGCTCCAGCGAGTTCTGCGTCCCGACCACGGACACGCAGTCGGCGGGGAGGAGGAAGCGGTAGGTGTAGCCGAAGGCCGGAGCCGCGGCATCGGGGGCCAATACTGCACGGCGCCGGGCGAAGTTCCAGCGATACCGGGTCAGCGCGGCGGCGTACTCAATTTCCCAAATGCGCGAGGCGGCGCGGGCCGCGCGGGTGTTCTGGGCCATCGATGTGATGGTCGCTTCGCCGATCTCGGTGAGAGCGTTGTTGACGATAGAGATCTGGCTGAACATGGCGCCACCCTAAAGGAAACGGCCGGGGGTTTCAAGCCCCCGGCCGCCCGCGGTCGTACCCCCGCCCAGTACTGGACTACTCGATGGTTACGAGCGAGGTCGACATTCCGGAAACCTTCGACGCCTTGGACAGGCGGCGGTGGAGCGAGCGTTCCATCGCCCGGAAAAGCTCGCGGAGATCGTCCTTGTTGATCGTGTTGTCAACCAGCAGGGCTGCGCTACCCGTCAACGCGCCGCCGACGCCGGCCGAAACCGTCACCTTGCGGCCAGAGCCGATGGAAGCGTTGAGGGTCAGGGTTGCCATACGCCTAGACCTGCACGTACTCGATCCAGCCGCTGAGGCGCGCCGAACCGGGGTTGCCACCCTCGAACTTGGCCGTCAGGGTGAAGGAGGCCGAAGTCTCCTCGCGGCCCGCACCAAATCGGGCGTAGGTGTTGGCAAAGCTCGACGTGCCGGCCGCCGTAGCGATGTCCAGCGCGGCGAGGTACTTGTCCTCGGTCGTGCCGTTGCCAATGTCGAGCGTGATCGCGACGCCGAAGTCGTCGAAGTCGATGAAACCGGTCTTGATGCGGACGCCCTTCGGGATGACCACAAGTTCGACGAAGTCGTTCTGCGCGACGTCGCCCGTAAAGTCAAAGAAGACCGTAGTGGACTTGTTGCTCTCGGTCGGGGACTGCTTGACGGGCGGCGTAAGGCGCTGGTTGGTGCGCTGGGTGGAGTAAAAAGTAGCCATGGATTGAGGTCCTTCGTGGGGTCAGGAGGGGGAGGGGCGCCCGAAGGCGCCCCATCAGTATCAGCTCTCGTCGCAGAGGACCTGCACGACCATGGCGTCTTCGGATCGCATCGCGCCCCACGAGCCGTAGGTGTAGATCTGCGAAGCCATGCGCTTGTCCGGACGGACCGAGGCAACCGAAGTCGGCTCCTGGTACATGCCCAGCGTGATCGCAGGCTGCGCCCACGCGTAGCAAAGGCGGTCGTTCGTGACCTTCTGAAGTCGCTCGGTGCGGCAGAATTTGAACCCGAGGTACTCGTCTACGTCGCCCTTGACCAGCGCCTTGATCGAGTTGTATTCACTCGACGTCACTTTGTCGTCCTCCAGCAACTCGCGGAGCTGACGGGCGGCGCAGGCGAAGTAGCGCGGGTAAAACTCATCGACCTCGGACGCGTCCAGCTTCTCCTTGACGCGCAGGAGCTTGTCGATCGTCAAGCCAGTGGAGCCGGACGCGATCTGCTGGTTCGTGGTGTCGTAGGCCGTGGTCGTGCCGCCGCTGTGGCCCTCGATCGCCGAAGCCCCCAGTGCGCGGATGACCTCGTCGTCGATTGAACGGCCCATCGTGCCGGCGTGGCGCATGGTGTACGCGCTGTCCGGATTGATCAACAGCTTGACGCGGTCCGCCTTGTCGATCAGGTCGGCGACGTCGTAGTCTTTGACAAAACCCCACCGACGGGTGTGCGGCGTGCTGTTCAGGGGGGTGTCGCCGTGGCGGGTCGTGACCTCCTGCGCGGTCACTCCACCGATGCGCTCCTTGGTGAAGCTCTCGCCGGTGATGCTCTCCACCATGACGGTAGAACGGAGGCGCGACATCCGCTGCTCGGCGAGCATGTGGACGTTCGCGCTGAACTGGGTGACGAAGGCGACGGGGATGTCGATGCTCATAAGATGGTTCTCTGGCGTAGTTAGGGCGGGAGGGGGAATTGGATCAGTGTGGTCCTATCCGGGTGTCCCCGCCTGCCGTCGCTATTCGCCGGAGCTGATCTGGGGGCCGAGCTGGCCGTACACGTTGGCGGATACTAAACAGAAACCCGCCAACGCGTCAATAGCCCTATCCGGCCATTGCAAAATATTTTTGAGCCTCGGTGTTCAGCCGCAGACGTTCGGACGGCTGCCGCTCGGTCATGGCCTGCCGCAACAGGTCCTGCCCCTTGGCTGCGGCCTGCGCCGGGGTCAGCCCGGACTGGAAACCACCTGGCCTGCCGCCGTCGGGGCCGGTGCCGCCTTCGGCCAGCATCTCGCCGACCTGCGCCATTGCCTTGATAAAGGCGGGGTTGGCCCCCAGCCCAGCGTTGTTTACGGAATCGAGAAAATCCTTGCCGCCGATCTTGTCGATTGCGTGCTTGGCTGCCTGCACCTTGCCGTCGAACGCAGCGCCCAGCTCGGTCTTGAGCTGGCCGATCGCCGCCTCGTCCCGCTTCTGCGTCTCCACGAGGTGCGTCTTGCTCGTCGAGGACATCTCGCCGGCGAACCAGTTGTAGAGGCCTGCGACCTGATCCGGGAACAACCCGAGTTCGCTCGCCTTGGCCACGAGGCCCTTGGACAGTGGCTGGTCGGTGCCGAGCCACTGGGGCGCGTCGGCCACGGGCTCCAGCTTGTAGGCGCTTGTGTCCTTGGGGAGGCCGAAGCGCTCCATGACGCCGCGGCGCTCCTCGGGGGAAATGTTGTCCTTGACCTCGATCAGCGAGTTCGGGTCGCGGCCGATCATCTTCTGGGCCGACACCAGCCCGCGGCCGAGGTCCTCCAGCGTCTTGTATTTCGTAAAGGACGCGTCGTCCTTGATCTCCGCCGGCATGTACTGGCGGTAGTCGAAGCCGTCCGGCAACGGGGGCGGGGCCACCGGCGCGGACAAGGGGGCGGACAAGGGGGCGGACAAGGGAGCGACGGGCGCTGCGGGGGCGCCGCCGGCGGCTTCGTCGTAGAGCGTGCGGAAGCGGTTCATTCGCGTTCTCCTCTGTTGCTGTAGACTTCCTCGACGGCTGCGGGGTCGGCGTCGATCATGACCCCAAAGTGGACCATGACGGAACGCTGCCCCTCGTTCAGCGAGGTGCGATGGGGGTCGCCAGGCACGAACGTCGACGTGCGCGAGAACCCGAATTTTCGGACAAGGTCCGCGATCACGATGCGACCCTCGTCCGTGGCCGCGACCGACTTGTAGGCCAGAATAACATCCGCCTTGCCCACCATCAAGTGCGCCGGCTTTGTCTCGGCCGTTCTCCGTGCCATGTAGCCCTACTGGGGTTGGGGCGCCGCTGCCATGAGCTTGGCGAGAACCTCGCCGCCCTGCAACGCGCCGGAAGCGGCTTGCTGCGCCTGTTGCTGTTGCGCCCGCGCCGCGCGGACGTCGTCCACCCCGGACTTGTTGCGCAGGATGCCGGCGGGAGCCGCCGACGCCTGGTGCGCGATCTGGGGTAGCTTGTCGGCGATGTCGAACCAGTCGAACGCGCCGTTGTCGACCTGCGCCCACGGGGCCAGCATCTCGAACAGACGGGCCATCGCGAGGCATTCACTCTCCT